TTTTTATTCACAGCATGGATTGCTCTCACGTTATTGATATAAAATACTTGTTGCGGATTTGGAATATTAGCCGCATATTGTACATCTTGAATAAATTCCCAAGGTCCAAGAGGATCAATTGCTGATAGTAATTCTGAATGTGAATTGTGTGGAAGTTTTGTTGGTTTAATCAACAGAGAGTTTTCTAACTCTGTGTTTTCTAAATACATACGTAGTCCCCATTTATCAGGATCACGGTGCCAAAATCCTAATCCACGATGATTGTCTTTTACTGGTAGTAAAACAACAGAGTCGATTTCTGAAGTTGCTAAGTTGTATGCATCTCCAAAAAAAGAAGCTAATTGTGGAAATTCTTTATCAAAATTAAAACGCCATACTCTATCGTATTTTGCATATATGATAGTCCACGGATATATATCACCTGTTATATGTTTACTTGAATCTGGTCGAGATTGAATTGTTTGAGTAACATAAAATTTATGTACCCACGATAACAACTTTGTATAATCATAAGTTGGAAAATCTAGCGACACTAACGGTGTATATAAAATATCAATTGGCCTCATGACTATATTTAACAGTTATATATTATATAAAAATCTATATAGTGTGTTGAAAAACATGCTCAGGAAACCAATTACATTGTGGGTCCGTTGCCACTCTTAAATCCAACGGTACCACCTTCTGCTTCAATACGTTTGATAACATCTTCAAACAAGATAGGAGCGAAATCCGGAGTTTGTTCTACACATACACAATGATAGCGAGTATCAATTACAGGAATTCCATACTTACCTGCAGGTTCCATCATTACACGATTGGCGTGTAAGTGACCGTGAATGTTAGTACCAAAGCGGCCTAATGACTCTGGGTGCAACGGAATATGACTTAAAATAAGTCCGTTCATCACGTGGTAGGCACGTAATTCTCTAAAGTGTTCGCGATAGTCCTCGTCTCTAAAGATATCGTGGTTACCGCGTATTAACACTTTGTCACCGTTTAACCGATGTAAGATTTTCAAGGCCTTGCGGTTAATAACAACATCACCTAAATGGTAGACTTTGTCAGTGGGTTTTACACGTTCGTTCCAAGCCTTGACCATAGCTTCGTCCATTTCTTCGGGACTATCCCATGGACGTAATTTTGTAACACCATCGTTACGGGTAAAGCGGCATACACCTGTGTGTCCAAAGTGCGTGTCGCTTACTAAGAATACACTAGGCATATTCGCCTCCTTTCTTTAATAAGTTTCTTTTACAATATCAAACTCTTCTTTAGGCCACTTGGCTTTAAATTCTTCCGACTTAACGTAATCGTTGTATGCCTTAGCATCAAAGAATACTTTTTGGAATACTGTTGTAAATCCACCTTTTGGGTTTATAGTCAAATAAACCGATTTTGCCTTACCTGCCATTTTTTGCCTTTCAAGCTGTTAACCAATTGTCACTGTCTCTATATTCTATAGATTCGTTGCCGTCGTACTCTGTTACTTTAAACTGGGCTCCTACAGGAACCCACTCTACCTGTAATGAGTCCATACCTCCGGCATATATTTCTGGATACTTTAACTCTACATATACCTTGAGTTCATCCCAGCGTTCTGTTTCCACATATTTTACTATAGTTGGATCAAAAACAATTTCTGGATATTCTGTGTTCCACGTATACCATCCTGCTCCAAATCCGGGAGAATACACTACACCTACTTTTCCGTTTTCTTGCAATTTATTCATGTTTAACATTCTAAATCAATGTGACGACCTTTGTCTAAATCTAAACGAAGATTTCTGCTCACTCGTTCTGCTATGATTTGATCAAGTCTGCGTTCTTCGATTTTTTTGGCGTAATCTTGCTCTCGTTGTTTTTCCAAACGAGTCTGATCTAAACGATACTGTTCTAGATTATACTTGATAACGCTTTGTTCTGCTCTTGAAATACTCATAGTTCATTCCTAAAAGTACGCCAATCATCTAAGTTTGGCTTTTCGTCTGGATCATATGTCCATCCTAACGCTTTCATCATGCGGTGCTTGACTAACAAATTTGGAGCACGGAATCTCTCAGTGTCATCAAACCCCATTGCTACACCAACCTCACAGACCGCACCCGATCGGCAAATGCCAGCATAGCAATGAACAACCACATTCATGCGATTTTCTAGTGCGTGTTGCAGTAGTCGAACAAGCTCTGCGGCCTGCTCATGACTACAACGCATGGCTTCATCTAGAGCAAAGTCCTTTTCTTCAATGTCCAAAAACTCAAAGTCATGACGCTCTTTGAATTCATGCTTGGCTTCTGGACGCCAGCTTGCGGGATCAGTAATGCTGATCAACATACTATTCTCCCCGGCCGCATGATGGAATCCTGTTGGGATGTCAGCGGCTGCTACATTTTCAATCCACGGCATATCTGCCTCCTATCAAAATTCAGATCTAATAATCAATCGTTCTGCAATTTCTCTTGCAAACTGAGCTGCTTGTTTGTTAATGTCTTCCTTGCAGCCACGCACACGATGAATCATCATCCATGTCTCAGCCTGTTTTTCCATCATGCTAGCAAAATCAGACCATGTAAAGTTTGGACCACGATACTTTGAATTACAGAACATTGCAAATTGTCCTGCTACATTTGCGTAGCATATATTGGCAACTTCCAAGATCTTTTTATCACTAATGCTCATTTTTTTGTACCCGTTCTTTCTCTATACGGCATAATGCCTTTTGTTACAATCTATAAGAAACACGACCTTTTGACAGATCGTAAGGGCTAACTTCTATCTTGACACGATCACCAAGAATGATACGAATCTTGTGTTGCTTGAGTTTACCGCTGGTATAACACAGCATCAAGTTGGGCATGTTTTCAATTTTTACTTTATACATACTGCCCGGCAGAACTTCTTCTACAACACCTGTTAATTCGATTATATCTTCTTTAGCCATCTAGTTTTTATCTTTCCTTTTTAACACGGCCGATACGGCTCGATTTATTCCAATCGTATTTAACGCCATCTGGGCACTTTCCGTCTTTGATGCTGTCTACACCAAACACCCCTACGATTTCAAATTCGCCACCTTGAATGGTAACAAACACATTTAATTCTTTGGCAAATGTCAAGGCCAAATCCAAATTGGCAAACTCTGTTGAGCTTTGTTTTTCTATTACTTTGTACATACGACTATTATACTGTCTTTCCTTTAAGTTGTCAAGTGGTGCTCTAGCCAAGAATTGAACTTGAAATTCAGTCTTACCAAGACTGTGTAATACCATTTTACTACAAGAGCGTGGTCCGGCCTACAGGAATCGAACCCATATTCACGGTGTAGAAGACCGCTGTATTATCCATTATACTAAGGCCGGATAAAGAAAAACCCTGCCCTAAGTACTATGTCTTAGAGGGCAGGGCCGTGTTGTTGATGACAGACTATTTGGCTCATTATACTCCGCCTGTCAGGGAGAGTTGTTATTTTACATCGTACTCGTAGTTTACGGTGTCTAAATTTTCTCTAAAAACTCCGGCGCCATTTTTGGTATGAAACTTCTTGGCCATATCGGTCTTTGGACTCAGAGTGACAAAGCGTTCTATGCTGGGAAATTGCTTTTGTATTTCTGCTACAGTTGCTCTCAGCAATTCTACACCAGCCCCCGGGGCGTAACTCCAAATGGTGTAGAAAATTGCTGCGGTTGGCACTTCCGTATCTTTGATCAAATCATCGACATCTTCCGGTATGAAATCGTGTAAACTCACACATACCATAGCTCGAGGAATGTCATCAACTAGAGCACTCACAAACTTGTTCTTTCCTACCCTAAACTCCTTAGGCAACTCAGGGCGAACAGGATCATCCTTTATGTAATCTAGGAGTGGGTCAGTGAGATTGGTGATAAAGGATAACATTTTTTTCTTTCAGTTTATATGCGTACTTATGTCTTTTAGACAAAAAGACTGTTACAGTTTTATTACGGTAGATATTCTACGTCCACTGCTAGGATAAATCTATAATCATTGCTTTGGACCACGCCCGGTCGATGCCATTGATTACTGGGATACAACAACCAACTGTAATCAGTAGGGCGAACAAAGAACTTTCCTTCGCCTTGGGGTCCATTTGGCGCCATTTCAGTTCCGCAATAATCACGGTCTTTTACATCCTCGGGAATATGCAGATAAAATATACCACTCAGCATCTTGGCATTTGGATTTGTAGGATGCCAATGATCGTGCCATAGCTTTTCACGATCTTCTACACCTTCTAGATTGGTCATAAATGCCCAGGCCATCATGTTATTGACTTTTACTTCTCGCCCAAGATACATAAACACACTGAACAAGAAACTCATACGGTACTTTAACCATACAGCTTCGGGTCTTGCAAATATGTTTTCTTGGGTTTGATACTTTGGACTATTTTTAAAATAGTTCCCATCGGCGACAATATTCTTTATAATGCCTATGGCAGTTGTATTATCTTCTTTACCGATCGTAGAACTAAAGTCAAATTTTCTAAAGGTATCGTTTCTGTCAATAACTGTGTGCATAATTTGGAGCGGGGTAACAGAATCGAACTGTCCGCATCAGATTGGAAATCTGAGGTATTACCACTATACGAACCCCGCATTGTTATTTCTATTTATTCGTCGTCTTCTGGAGGATTGGCCAAAGGTGAAGTTGAAGGCTTTTTCTTAGACCACATTGAATATGATTCTCCTTC